AGCCGTAGCCGTCGCCGGAGCCGTAGCCGTCGCCGTAGCCGTAGCCGTCGCCGTAGCCGTAGCCGTCGCCGGAGCCGTAGCCGTCGCCGTAGCCGTAGCCGTCGCTTATGGTCAAGAACCGTTCAATCGCATATTTTATCGTTGCCATACATCAACCCCCGACAGGCTCTTAGTGGCCTTCTCTGTGCAAGGGATAATTTGGATAGGTTCTGCGATTGCCATTTCAGGAACAACAACGGTGAATTTGCAATTATAAGGTTTTTTAGTGCCGTCAATGGCAAGCTGTTCGACTGCACAAGCACCATCCCAATGCCAGAGTTTCCTAACCTCTGCCATAACAACCTCGTCTTTGTTATGCTCTTTAATCTTGCCGAAAAACACTCCGGCTCTGTTCGTTCTTACGATGTAATATTGGTTTTCAATGATTTTCATTTGTACTATTCTCCTTCGATATTTTCTTGTATAGATCCTCGTCGATTTCGACGGTATGAAATTTATATCCGCAATCAAAGCATTTGCGTTTCCGTTTAACGGATTCGCAATCGGAACGGCTGTCTGTTACCTCCGTCTTGCCACCGCAGACGGGGCAGAGAAGGAAGCGACCAAGGCTCCATTCTCCGTTCCACGCCTTAATAGCGTTTTGCTTGCTTGTGTAAATCTTTGAGGCTTTTTTGCATTTCGTACATCTTACGAAACCTGCGTGTTTGCTTAGCTTTACATACTCAGCCTCGCCGCCACAATCACAATGGTTAATGGTTGCCATTGTTATTTCCCTCCTTTTTTATTGCCACGAATACTCGCATAAACGAGAAGAAAGAACAACACGCTAAGGGTGGTTACAACACCTTGGAAAAATCCAAGCCAAAACAATTCAGTGTTCACCTTCGTTACCTCCAAATACGATTTTTAGGGCTTCGGGGATGGACGTAGCCCATCCCGCTATAGCACCTGAGTTTTTCATTGCTTCGATAAAATCTAACTGATCCTGCCGTGGTTTTTTGCCGGGCATCTTGACCTCAACATAAAACGCCATTCCGTCAGGGCGATGCCCCCACACGTCGGCTTCCCCCGGCGTTCCCACCGATACTCTGCCGCCGTATTTCGTGAAGAAATCACCGACAGTGTGGTTTACCGCGAAGCACCCTCTCTCACATAGAGCAACAATGATTTTGTTTTGCAGTATAGTTTCGGGGTTCATGCTCATAACCTCACTTTCTACACATAGAAACCAGCGGATTCCATTTTCTTTTCGCCGCCAAACAGCCTTAGCCTGTACATCTTATCGCTTTGAGGTCTGTATGCCCCCTTTGCACCATAACCGCCAAAGGCGAGGAACGAGCCACAGTTTATGCACTCAATGTTCCGTTTATAAATGACCTTATTTTTCTGGTCGAAAACGAGTTTTGCTCTCGGCTTGTCCTTAGGGTCGTGGTCGTGGCCTGATGCGAAGAAATCTATGCCGTCGGAATAGTCGCTTGAATGATAGTTTTTCAAATCCTTTGCACTGTGCTGTATCTGACCGAAATAATGTGTTTGCTTATTCTTCCTGCCGCGAAATGTTCCTATTGCTATGTCAATAAAGGCCATCGTGTCTCGATATTTTTCACCTATTCCAGCAAGCAGACAACAATCATACAATGGGTACATACCACTTACCTTCGTAGTTCTGTTGTGTTCGTGGTTCCCCGGAACCACTGCTATAACTTTTGGTGCTAAATCTTTGAATTGCTGGATAATCCACTCTTTTTGTTCGGCGGGGCTGTGGGTTTGCAAAAACACGTTACAATGCTTGCTGCTGGGGATTGCATTTTCAAAAATATCTCCCACAAAGCAAACATAAGCGTTATCGTCGCTCAATATCATGTTTTTCAACTTTTTCCACTTTTTCTCGTCGAACAACTCGTTGCCAAAATGAAGATCGTGTATAAAATAAACGTCTACACTTTCTTTTGTGATTGGCAACTTAATAATGATTGGTATGTTGTCACTTAAAAACATTTGATGCCTCCTGAATAATTAAGGCGTTCTATGCCGCTCTGAAAAATAGAATGTCTTGTTTAGTTAATCCACTTTATCTGAGTTGGTGCATAATGGCCTTTCTTCCACACGTACCACGCATAAGCAACCATTGATGTACCATCGAAACAACCATTCTTGCCACACTGCAATCGTGCGGAACTGACATATACAGTTTGAGGGGGTGTATTCTTAAATAAATCCCGTCTGCCTTGTCCTTCAAGAAATGTTAGTTTTAAGAACATTGCTATCTTGGTGCCTTCTGCCGATATTTTTAGTGCGTGTTCCACAAATTCTTTCGCAAATTTGTAAGGTGGATTTGTGATAATATCTTTCGTGTTCTCTTTGGTTACTTTGAAGAAATCTACATTTCCTTCGCCATATCCTCGGTCTATCAAATCGGTGGAGTGAACCTTATAACCGTGTTCTTTTAATACTTCCGCTATGTGTCCTTCGCCACAGGCGCACTCCCACACACTTGAAGTAAATTTTACTTGCTCCAAAAGCAGTTCAACCGCTTTCGGCTCTGTTGCATAATAATCGTGCGCTTCGGCATCACTTTTTCTGAGATTGCAGTTTCGGATGCTCGAATTGCCAATCCAATCGTTCAATGGAATCGCCTTCTTCCTCTCAATACTTGTTGCGCCCAATAAGCAGGGTTCTTGTAGCCTTTGGCTCTGCCTATCGCAAGCAGTTCCTCAAAGGTCTGCGCTCTACCTTGCTCCATTCGGGCTTTTTTTCTTTCTCGCTCTGCCCTCTCCGCTTCTTCTGCGGTGATACGGGCAAGCTCAATATTTTCGTGCGCCTTGATTTCTCTCGGCTTCAATGTGTACTCCGCACCGCAGTAAGGACACACAGGGGCGGTCTTAAAAACTTTGTAGCATCTTTCACAAGTGCGGATGTGAAAATCACCTTCGGCGTTGATTCTCGGCTTTTTTTTAAGAGATTTCGTAAGGCTCCACTCTACCTCTGCATCAAACAGAGGGTTTCGGGTGTAGTTACCAACGCAATCTATGATTTTTGCGACTTTTCCCGGCTGATACCGCATTGCCCGCATTCCTTGTTGCCAGTAGAGAGCATGGCTCTCGGTTGGCCGTAGGAGGAGGCAACAGGTAACATCGTCAATAGACACGCCCTCGCTAATGATGCCGACATTACACAGCACCATAATCTTGCCCTCACGAAAATCCTTCATAATTCGTGACCGTGTTTTCGGTGGAGTGCTGCCGTCAATCTCAACGGCAGGGTAGCCTGCCTTGCAGAACATTTCAGCCGTTTCCTTCGCGTGTTTTACCGACACGCAGTAGGCGATTGTTTTCTGCCCTTTGGCTAACCTCTCCCAACTTTTAAGAACGTCAGAATATATCGCTCTGTCGCTCATAAGCTGTTCCAAATCCTTGATTACATAGTCACCCATCTGCACCCTCAACCCGTCCGTTTCAACGGCGGTGGGAGCGTAATACTCATAAGGAGCGAGGCGGTGATTGTCTATCAGCCACTTTACCGAGACGCCTGTCACCAACTCGTCGTATATATCGCCGAGGGGTTTGCCGTCCAACCGAACTGGCGTGGCGGTGAACCCTGCGGTATAGGTGTTGTAATAATCCAAAACCTTCATCCACGAGTTAGACCTTGACAGGTGAGCTTCGTCTGTGATTATCAGTGCAGGGCGTTCATACTGCCCCAACCGATTCGCCTCGGTGAGTATCATTTCTATACGAGCGTTTATGCCGTTATCGGCAAATAACCGCCCCGTCTGCTCCTTCAATTCTTGCCGATGGGTGAGAACAAGCACGGAACCCCTCGCTTGCTCTGCCATCTTAGCGAATATGTAGGATTTGCCACCGCCACAGCCAACGGTAACAAGCACTCTCTTGTTGCCGTTAGCCATAGCAAGCCGAGTTTTATCGTATAAATCCTGTTGGTAATCTCGTAGTTCGATAGCCATATCAGAACGGCAGGGAATCATCCGCCGTGATTTCAACGAATCCCGAAGCAACGGGGGCTTGTTCGCCCTTCCAAGCGGGGAGCTTTTCTTGATTTTTCTTGGAGAGGCAGAATGCCACTTTGGGGCGGTTCTCACCGTTGTATTCTTCGTGCTTTACACGAACGCCGCCGATTTTGCCAATCCATCCACGATTGTGGGAGAGGTCGTAATCGGTGATGCCGAAGGATTCAAAGAAAGCGCCAAGACGTTGGTTGGTCTTTTTAGTGTCGGCGGGATCGAGAACGAGATAGAACCACAGTTTGGAACTGTAACCCGAAACATCGAGAGTGACTTCAAAGCCGCTGTTGCCACTGCTAAAGGTTTTCTCCAGCACATCGTTAATCCGTACACGGTGGTCTCCGGCAGGGATGGGGGTGTAGGTGTTTTCCTGATAATCGTTGGGGTTGTAAGTCCAGTTAGCCATAATAAATTCTCCTTTTTATGTAATTAGTTATTTTTCGGTGCGGTAAATAAATCTTCGGGCAGACAAGATTTGCGAAGATACAATTGGTCTTTCGCCATCATAGTGGGCTTTCCTTCGGTGATGAAATACCACTGTCTTGTGCCTTGCTTGTCGTTTGCGGAAGTGACGTAAGCCACGATGTTGCAAAGACCGCAAACTTGCTGTTTGATTTTAGCGGGAAGCATAGGTGAAACACGGTTGACTACCTCTCCCGAAGGAAGCGTAACGGTTTCGATGTCCTCCCAACAGTTGAAGATAATGTTTGTGGCGCAGAACGCAGCCTTACGAACGAGGAATTTCACCTTCGTGTATATAGCGAGGTAATGCTGACGAATATCGCCCGAAAATCCATTCTCACGAATTTCAACGATATAAGCGTCAATGAGGTCGGTAAGGCAATCAATGATG